CAATGCTTTTATGGCGTTTTAAGTGATGAAAACATTTCTAATATGGTTAACTTCTTATTAAATGGAAGCGAAACTGTACCAGCTAACCCAGAATACATTAGTGTTAACATAGCTAGTTTAGGTACGGACTACGTGTCTGGTGGCCGCCCAAGCACAGGTAATGGTACTCTAATCTCAAGCTCAACTAGCTCACAAAAGAGTGCCAAATCAAATAGAATGACATTTGTTGATGGTGGTTATAAGTTCATGGCTACAGATGAAGGTATGAGTGGATTAATATCTAAAAGATTGGAAAACGATCTTGGTCAACAAACTCAAGGAGCAAATTATGTATTCAGGTCAAACGACTATGTTTCTATAGATGTTGCTGCGAGATTAGCGATTGACGGTAAGTCTAGAGTATGTAGAACTCTTGAAGTAATAAATGAACTTTACTACAATATGTATCCTACTGTAGAAACCTTTACCTCATTCCAAACTCAAACGGTCCAACATCCAACATTCGTATTTGATTTCGAAGATTATAATACTACTGCTCTTCAACAATGGTTAGACAAGATACCAAATGAACAAATATTAGTTATTAATGAAACTAAACCTTATGATGCTGTTGCTGCCATTGGTAGAATGTTGAACAGTCATAGAGGATTCATTGCTACCAATAAACCTATTATCTTTTTCTTGAGTAATTGTCGTAATCCACTTAAATCTTCTAGATGTGTCATCAATATTGATGGTTACATTATGAATGATCAAACAAAAGCTAGATTCCACGATTACAACAGATTGCCGGTTATTTGCCAAAGATATTTAGGTCTTATCAACATCACTTACTATGATTATTCTATTGCTGAGATCTGTATGGATGGAACCATCAGTGATAGCAGATCTTTTATCCAAAAGACTAGTAATGCCAATGCTAATTATAAAAACACTGTTGAATATGATGCAATGACATTAGGTGCTTCCATTGATCCACCAAGCTTTGGTAACTACCCTATGTCTACTCAAAAGTTTGTAACGAAAGATATATTCACAGCTCTTTGCTTCTTAGCTGAATACGAATACAATGTTTGTACACCACACGGCC